GGCCAAAAGCCACATATATGCGGCAAGTACAAAGTAACTATCAAAACAGATTATATTTACAGTTTAGACAAAGAAGAATATGCCATATACAAGCACACTCTTCCCGGCGCATTTAATCCTGTAAATGAAACTATCAAATACGAAATCAATAAACGGGCATTTAGAGAAGCACATAAGTATGCTTCCTTATCCGAACAACAAATGTTGGCCAAGTTCATCGAGCTTAAGCCCGCGAAACCATCCATTAAAATCGAGGCTCATTTATGAGGGCTTTAATATTAATATTAGTATTATTTTTATCTGGATGTGCTCATCAAATAATTGAGGACCCTATGGCGACTCATGATAACGCACAAAAAACATGGATTGATTTAGGGGTGTTGGCGCAGTCATGAGTAATTCTATTTTGGTTTTAGGTGAATCTGGGAGTGGTAAGAGCACGGCCATCAGAAGCTTGCCTTATGAACAAACAATGATCTTAAATGTTATTGGGAAACCATTGCCATTTCGTGGCTCCAAGAAAAATTATACCCCCTTGTCTTCTGATGGATTAACAGGCAATTATTATGCCAGCGATGATCCTACCTCTATAATGAGGCTCATTAAGCTCGTGAATACTAAAAGAGACGACATAAAATATTTAGTTATTGATGATTTTGGTTATACCATAACAAACAATTTTATGAGAAAGGCCCAACAAAAAGGTTACGACAAATTCTCTGAAATAGGAAAACAAACTTTCGATATACTAGAGGCCATTACTTCTTTGCGCGATGATTTGTTTTGTTTTGTCATGATGCACACAGAAATAGACCAACAAGGTCGACACAAGCCCAAAACCGTAGGCCGGATGATAGACCAATATATATGCGTAGAAGGCAAGTTTACGTATTGTTTCCATGCATTAATTTCAGAAGGAACATATAGATTTTTGACAAACAATGATGGGCAGCATATGGCTAAAACGCCATGTGATATGTTTAAAGACCAATACATCGATAATGATTTAATGTTCATTGTTAACCAAATAAATAATTATTATAACGAGGAGTAACTGATGTCATTTTGGAAAATAGATGGTGCAACAATTGACGGCTCTGAGCAATCTGCACATGCGGCTAAAATAAGTGTAATCCCCGATGGCACTAAGGCGCTCGCTCAAATCAAGGAATTTACTCTGGAGTCATCGGAGGGGCACCCTTCTCATTATCAAGTTATTTGGAAAATAACGGCTGGAGATTTTAAAAACTACGAGGTAAGACATAAAATAAATTGCTTCGACCAAGACATAAAAAAGAAAACTCGAGCGCTAAATATGCTTATGAGGTTATTTAAGCTTTCTGGTATGCAGCCTGCGCATTCTAACGTGCCTGTTGATGCAGATCTAAAGCCCATGGTTACCAAGGTATTCGGAATAGAAATCCGTGAATGGGCAATGCCTAAAAAAGATGGGACTGGAATATCCGAAGGAAATTGGATTTCAGGTGTGTGGCCAGCTGATGACAAATTTGAAATTATTACAGGCGTTAAACAAGTACATGAGGTAATTACTTCACATATGGATACGGCGTTTTCTCGTAATCCTATGAAGCTTGATGAAGATTTGCCATTTTAATGCATGGAGTTTAATTAATGAATTTATCCAATCTTATTAACAATGCAATCATAGCGAAGCCACCTGATGAAATGCGCAATTATATAGGTGCATCTTCAATCGGCTATGATTGCTCAAGAGCAATTTGGTATGGATTAAAAGGTTATGAAAAAAATCCACATAATTCTAGAACCAAAATTAATTTTGAAATAGGAAGGCAATTAGAAAAATTCTTACTAGATATGCTTGTTGATTCAGGCCTGGAAGTTATTAGGCCAACTGAAGAAAATAATGAGCTTTATACTTGTGATAATGATATAAAAATATTTCAAGGACACATGGATGGCATATTAATTTTTAGCACAGGAGAAGAATGTGTATTAGAAATTAAAACCGCCAAAAATGCCAATTTCATGAAATTTAAAAAGCATGGATTAAAGATTTGGTCTAGCATTTATTATTCCCAATTGCAATCTTACATGGGAATGTCGGGCATAAGGTTGGGGGCTTTGATTGCTGTAAACAAAGATACTTCTGAGCTTCATCACGAATACATTCAATTCGACCAGAAATTTTATGACTCATTAAAGCAAAAGGCCATAGATATTAATTCTCATACATTACCTCCAAATAGAATCAATAAAAATCCATGTTTTTATTTATGTACCGGTTGTCCTTATAAGGAGATATGTCATGTTGATTGAAATATTAAGCGGAGCAATAGGAGGCGTACTAATAACACCTATTATGGTTTTCATATTTTTGTATAACTATGAGCGAAAATATCGTTTATTCACAGAAATGCGGGATAGTTTTAGTGCAGAGAAAGAATGCCGCTCTCTTCGTAGGCAAATTAAAGATTTGGAAGCTGCAATTTATGATCTAATTTATGAAGAAAATGAACCAGAATAATATAAACGTGGGGCATGCACCCCACGGAAGACGAGGTTAGTCAGCCTTCAATAGAGTGATTTTCATATAACAGCTATTAGCCACAGCATTACTACCGAGAGCCGGAGATGTCAAAGATATTTGAGCAGTAGAAGTATTAGCTAACTCCAAATATTCCCCTGCATTCAAATGAACAAATACATCTGCTGTAACTTCATTTGACTTTTGCTCTGGAGATAAAGTCATACAAGCAAATGTAGATCCAGCAACTATAATTCCATTTTTAAATAACGACAAAGTCCAAACCGGCAAAGGACTTGCCAACGGATTTAACGCACCACAAATACCTGTGGCAACATCATACCACCCAGCAACATTAATAAACACTTTGCCATTCACCGCGGCAAATGATGCATCAATACCAGGAGAAGCAACAATAGTATTTTCAAAGATTGCAACTTGACCAGCTAAATTAGATCCAGGAGATGCAGATAAAGACTGATTTGAGCTGGAAAAAACTTCAGCAAACTCTACTTTATGATGATGTTTAGCACCATCGTCAAAACAATTAACACACGAACCTGGTACACCCTGAGGACCTTGCGTGCCTTGTGGACCTTGCAAACCATCTTGACCACGCGGGCCTTGGATACCCTGTGGGCCTTGTTCGCCCTGCATTGATTGGCAACAACAATCGTTATGATCTTTCATGATTAGCTCCGGTTGGATTGAGGCATATCTTCCTATGCCTGATTATCATTATAGGCCTTATTCTATAAATATCCATAGCGATGAACCTGCATACCTAGAATATAAAATCCATAAATATTTGACTATGCAGGATATAGGCAGTATCATTCGATGTAGGTAAATATTGAAATGGTATTATTTATTATGACGCAGAATAACGAGCCTCAAACACCCTATTTAAAAGCGAAAAAGGCTTATGCTAAAAACGCTTAGGCCCTACCAACAAGAAGTCGTAAACGAAATAAAATTCCAACTACGGCAATCAGACAATCCAATCCTAGTAGACGCATCAGTTGGCAGCGGAAAATCACTTATTATCGCCACCATCTTGCTTATGCTCGAGCACGTCAAGATGCGCGCTTTGTGCCTCACGCTCAATAGCACTTTGATACAACAAAATGCAGACACGTATAAGTTGCAGGGCGGAAATCCCGGCATTTACTGTGCTGGCTTGGATGCCAAAGACTTCGAACATCTTGTAATATTCGGCTCCCCACACTCCGTTTGCAAAGATATCAGTAACGAAGGCAATATCAGTCGCCAGCCATTTAATCTGATAATTGTGGACGAAGCGCACAATATTAATCCACATGACAGCTCCTCAATGTTCATGCGTATAATTAATCATTACGGATTATTAAGCCAAATTCAAGGCCATAAATTTAAAATAATTGGATTAACAGGGACGCCTTATCGAGGAAAAGGTGAATCAATTATTGGAGAAAACCAATTATTTAAAACAAAAGCTTGCCAGATATCTACACCATGGTTGATTAGTGAAGGCTATCTCGCCAAGCCCTACTTCGGTTTAACGCAAATACCAGGGTTTGATTTCAGTCAATTGCGTGTTAATAATATGGGCGTGTTTAATGGTTTGGAATTGCAAGTTGTCTTAGATAAGAATGAACGATTGACTGCTGAGATTATGCGGGAAGTTGTTTCGGTGATTGAGAATGGTCGACAAGGGGCGTTTATTTTTGCGGCCACGCGGAAGCATTGCCTTGAATGCGCCAAGAGTTTGCCGGATGGACAATGGGAAATTATCGTAGGAGAGACGCCGCATCATGAACGCAAAAAAATACTGGACCGTGCACAAAAAGGCTATATTAAATATCTTGTTAGCGTCAACTGTCTCAATGTGGGCGTCGATCTTCCTCGCTTCGATGTGGCTGCATGGCTCAGGCCAACAGAATCCCTCATCCTCTACACGCAGGGAATCGGCCGCGTATTGCGATTGCATCCAGAAAAAACAAGCGCGCTTATACTCGACTACGCCGGAAATCTTGAGCGTCACGGAGACATAGATGATCCAATTATTAACGACGCATTGCAACCTAGGCCTGAAAATGAAAAAGATTATTGCATCCCTTGTTATACATGTGGCCAAAAAAATACCATACATGCTCGTAGGTGTATTAGTGTTCGTGATAATAAGCGTTGTGAACATTTCTTCACATGGAAGGATTGTCATGGATGCAGAACAAAAAACGACGCCACAAGCCGGTACTGTAGGGAATGCAACACAGAGCTTATAGATCCAAATACAAAATTAAAACGAAAACACGCCACACTAGAGCTATATAAATTTCAAGTTAAAAAAGCCAATTATTCAATATTGCCTCATCCATACAATAAATCACCATCAATTAAGATATTTTATAAAACAATAAATAATCGAACCATTTATGAATCTTATGACACATCTACAGAAAAATCCAAAAACATATTTTATGCGAACTTCGTAAGAAAACATTATGACAATGCATCAGATTATTATCCCTATTTAAATAATCTCTCAGCCATGCAGAAAATGATTAAAGAAGGGCCAATCAAAACGCCCGTGGAATTAATCTGTGTTAGAAACAATGAATTTTGGAAGATTAAAACCAAAGTATTTAATAATGCAGATAATAAAAGTTAGAAATAATCTCTATCGCTTCTTCGGCAGAATAGGCTACTAAAGCCTGATATCCTTCCCTACGCATCATAGCCATAAACTCCAGCTGATTTTTAGTAGGCTTATTGGGCTTTACTTTAAGCTCTATCCAAAGCCCTTTATATTCACCATTGCTTCTAGGCATAAAGCAATCAGAAGCCCCCGGGTACATACCCATGCGCTTCAATAAATCACCAAGAAATTTCGATCTTTTAGCTTCGTTAGGAATGTGTAAAAATGGTATATCAGTATTTTGTTTAACAAATTCAGCCACTTGAATTTGCATTATTTGTTCAGGCTGAATAGGCATCTGTTAAAATCCGCTGAGAAATATTATTTAATCGTGAAGACCCAGCTTGGCTAGCCCATTTAGAGTCTGCAAGCTCTTTGGCTGCCTCTTTATAATCTTTGGCTATGAATGCTTTAAGCATCTTAGAAAACGTCTCCAGGCGCTTAATTCCCATGTTAAAGCATAGCTCTATAAGACATTCTTGCCTAACTTGAGATTGACCCTGGTAATATGCTTTGTTTTGTAATTGTGATCGGCATAATTGCAAGTCATTATTTAGAAGATAGTTTTGTTCCTCAAAAGAAAGGCCTCTAAGGCATCTAGAATCAATTGAACGACCTACCCCAATCGTCCAGTAACCCAAAGTATCTTGATAAGCATATCGTGCCCTTCCTTCGTGCTCAACGATACAATCAATCAGGTTGCTCATAGCATGTAGCTCCCTCATTAAATAATGAACGCGCATAAAATTTTATAATAAAGAATTTTATAAAAGAACGCCATTTTGATACACCCACTGAACGCAAAGCATGATAAAACAACGCATCTACTTCAGCCCTTGAGTATGCCTCTGGGCATTCATATAAAAATGAATGCAAAATATAAGCAAGAATTTCAGGCCCAGGATTAGTATTTAAGACAAATGGAATGGTAGGAAGCTTAGTATTATACCCCTCAGGAATAAAAATACCTTCATCATCAATTAACACTGTAAATTCTTGATTAACAATATATGAATTATTCATTTTGCTAATACTAACATCATTCTCAAACATCACATCCATATTAGGCATTGATACGTACATGCCCACAGGAATAGATAAAAAAAGTATTAACGGGATAATAAATAATATTTTCATAATACCCTTAAAACGGGCCCGTGTTAAAAGTGGGTACAAAATATCACGGGCATTAAAAGCATATCATGCTAGATTATAATAATAAAATAATATTATATATTTATCTAATTACTGTTATTAAGCAACAGCACAGAGGTGGATAACGTCATATTTGTTAATGCTATCATTAACTTAAATCTATATGTAGAGTGTGTGTAAATACGGTATAAGGGTGTGAGGCAAATGTAGATAACCAGTTTTAAATAAGATCTTACTGGTTATCCATAATTAATTTCACAGCTTCTTACTGATGTTCCCCACAGCTTTCTGCTACCGGCTTAAAATCAACTATAACAGGTTCAGAAGATGCTGCCTGAGATTCCATCTTAATGCACTCATCTAACATATAAATGAAAGCATTTAATTGCCCTGCTAATACATTATGATTATCAACTAATTGCTGCATTGCTTTTTTTGTTTCATCAATTTTTTCTTGGATTTGCGCTTTATTCATTTAGATCTCCTTTGGAAATAGAAAACGAGCCCCCTGCTTTTGCAAAAAGGCTCATAATAATTATCATTGTTGAGCAATAAATACAATGTAATTCAATATGCATGCAGCACCAGGATCTCCACTAAATAAAACACTGAAGTTTCCAGTTCCTGGTGTAACTTTAGCGATTGATACTGTATTTGTAGAACTAACAATATTTGCCACAATAACGCTCGTTGCCACAACCCCTGCTTGGGTAATTGTAATTGGACCAGCTCCGCCACCACCAATATCAGCGCTGCGAACAGCTTTAATATTAGTATTTAGCTGAACAGCAGATGTTGCAATACCTGAGTCAGCAACCAAGCCACCTGTTCCCGAAGATGCTAATATATGCGCCGTAGTAAATGGAGTCGCTGTAGCGCCTACTAAAATACGAGCCGCAGCATTGCCGGGGTCTGGTAATGTATATGTGCTTGATTGCCCCAATCCTGTTACATCGCTAATAATGGCATTAAAGTTACCAACATTTCCGACTGGCGTTAAGCGTAAGCTGCCAGTGGTAGTAGTAGCCGGATAAGCGATAAATCCACCAGCAGTACCGCCAGTCGCAAGACCTGTACTAACTACACCAGCGTCTACTTGTAGAGCACCAACGGTAATGTGCTGAGTTGTAGCAAATTTACTAATGATAAAATTAGCAGTTGTTGCGCCAGAATCTGGAATAGAAATAACTTGAGATTGGCCAGTAGTGCCATTGCTTATAGTAGTATTAAAAGCACCGCCCGCATTGGCCGCTGCAAGAATCAAAGTTCCATTAGCAGCTGAACTCGGGAAAGAAACAAAACTTCCGGAAATCGTAGAGCGACCAGCTTGGATTGAGCCATCATTAATGGCTGTTCCAGTAAGATTTCCCAATGTTCCTGCTGTGTCTGTAGAAACAATTAGGTGATTTGCAATGGTTGGCAATACAACATCGCCCGGACTAGAAATCTGAACCAAGCTTACAACAGTATTTTCAATAGTAGCACCAGAATAAGTAATTACCACTTTAAGCCAAACTGGACCTTCATCAGAAGTCTTTACCAATGCCATTTGATTGTTGCTGAATGTGAAGCCTTGTTGCTTGGCTGAATTTAAATATCCAGTAGCAGTTACAGTTGCATATGTATCATTTGTTAAAATATAAATCAAACTAGGCAGAGAACTTTGCGTAGATTGTACTGAGGCGGTCACAGCAGCTTGTCCAGTAGGAGGCGCTGTTTGAATGTTTAAAATTGCCATGTTTTTCTCCAGTTAAGAATTAGTTGTTTAACTAAGCGCATATAAAGCCATTTTATATTGTGTTCCGTTCCATTTAACAAGCGCGTATCCTGAAATAGCTCCAGCTGTCGGATATATTGTCGCATCGCCTCTAAATCCAACGGGGAATGCCGCAGAACCAATTGCAATTCCAGGACCATCATCAGAGCTTGTAGCACCGGTTGCGATTGTGGATACGGCACTAGCCCCAAGCGCAATTGTGCCTGCGGCAGCCGCATTATTAGCGCTACTCAGAGCACCTAAAAATGTATTAGTCGAACCGGAGGTTACTTGAGCCGCACCTGAGGCAATAGAACTCCCGCATTGATATCCTAACGCCGCATTAGCACTGCCTGTATTTACAGACTGAATACATCCAGAGCCTATAGCGGAGTTTTGAATACCAGACGATACCGACAATCCAGCACTACTACCCATACAAGTATTGTTAGTGCCCGTTGACACCGCTAAACAGTCATTTCCAATCGCAGTGCTATTTGCACTGGAAGTGTTGCCCGCTAACGCATTAGATCCTATCGCTACGTTCTGCACACCACTTGTATTCGCAGCCATTGCAGCGGCACCTATAGCAACGTTATTGGCTCCACTAAACGAAGCACTAGTAACCGCAGAAGTACCAATCACCACGTTATTCACACCCGGCGAAGTAGCATTTGCCATCGCTTGGTAACCAATCACAATCTGCCCACTAGCAGCAGTACTACTGCCCATCGCAGTTGTACCAATAGCTACGTTATTATCACCAGTAAGATTGTTCGTTAGAACCAAATAACCTACACCAACGTTATCATTAGCACTGGTTGCAGAGCCAAATGCTGAGAAGCCAACAATAGTATTTTCAGAGCCTACGAATCCCGAAGCACCTGCAACGCTCCCACCTACAAAAACATTGCTATTTCCGGGAGATGCACATGAGTCCATGGCTTGGTTGCCGATTACTAGATTGTTAGTGCCAGTAGTAGCTGTATTTATAGCATTATAACCAATACCAATGTTATCATTTTGGGTTGTTAAGGATTGGCACGCACCAGAGCCGATACCTATGCTTGTAGCGCCAGTAGTTAAGCTCTGTAATGATTGATACCCCAAGGCTACGCAATCACTGCCTGTAGTAGTAGCATTAAACACCTTATATCCTAATCCGCTATTTCTAACAGCAGAATAAGATGCACTTACCGCAGATGAAGCCCCAACTAAAGTATTTTGTGCTCCGGGTCCTGTTGCTGCTACAAGAGATTGGTAGCCAATGGCTGTATTGCTTGCGGCAGTCCCAGCATTAGCGCCCAATGCAGTAACGCCTAAGGCTGTATTAGTTGATACTGAATTTGCCCCTAATCCTACGCGGACTGTATTAACCGTAATGTCTGTAGTAAAAGCAGGATTGCCACTAGCCCCTACAAAAGCACCGCTTCCTGTCGAGCCTGTTAGCGCATTACCAACTTGATTTACTGCCGTCATGATAAATTCCTTAAGCTGTAGTTAATAGAACGCTAGCAGTGCTAGTCATAACCCAAGATGTATTTGCGACATCACAAATCAATTCAATGCATTGACCTGCTGCTGCAGTAGATGTAACCGTCCCGCCAGCAGACGTCGTTGAATTATTAACACGGATAGTGTCCCCTGTTGAGGCGGTAACAACCCATCCTCCTGTGTTTGCTGTTGCGCCAACGAGTCGAACAATATCTCCTACGGCGTATACTGCTGGAAGAGTCAATGTTGTTTGTCCTGCATTCAACGCAATATAAGTCGTATTAACGGCAGCGGTTTGTGTTGTGCCGGAGATTGTTGCCGTAGCAAGACCGCCGCCTGTCACATTAATTGTAATCGCGTTAGACGCATTGGTTATACTAACCCCTGTGCCCGCTGTCAAACTTGCCGCAGCAGGTGATCCAGCTGTTGAGCCAACGACCAATTGGCCATCAGTTAGAGCAAGCCATGTGGGCACGCCAGTCGCATTTGTGGATAGAGCCGCTCTATTTGTAGTAGCAAGTCCTGAGACAGCATTTGAGCTATTGGCATACAATAATGTGCTTACCGCATATGTGTCAGCAAATGTAGATGTGCTAGCTACCCAATTTGTACCATTGGCACGCAAGATTGTTCCTGTGCCTGTCGCAACTGATGGGTATGTGGCTGTTGTAAAAGCAGGAGCACTTCCAGAGCCATTTGATTGATAAAGTTGTCCAGTACTACCTGGACCAACGCCACTGACAACACTTCCTGCGGTGGCATAATAAGCAGTTTGATTTGCAGTGCCGATATTAACGCTACTTCCTGATCCAGCTGCATATAACGCAAATGTAATCGCAGTGGTTCCTATAGTCCAAGGACCAGCACCAGTTTCTTGATATAACAATCCAGCGCTAATAGTGCCCTGGTTAACAAGAACGACTCCATATTGAATGATTTCAGCAGCCTGGTCATAATCAGTTGCGCGTGTTAAAACCCAATTTGTTGATGCGGTACCAACAGTCGTTACTGTATAAATGCCATTTTGAGCTGGAGCAGCCTGGTTTTTTATTAGCACCCGATCACTTACAGCTAAAGTTACGCCATCTAATGTCAAAGCAGCTTGTGCGCCAGCATTGGTCAAAGTTGCACCAACGCCCAGGGCACCATTAGCATAAGTTGCGGTCAACGCACCTGTACTCGCTGCCAATACAGCAGTATACGTTGTTAAACCTTGCGCATGAAGATAATAATTTAATTCTGATGAGCGAATATATTTTTTTGTTGTACCAGATGATGCTTGGGTCGTATCTGTTGTATCAACTGCTGGCGTCTCATCGGTGCCTTTGGGAGTACCTGTTGTTAACGCACTAATCTTGATTGTTGCCATGGTTTACTCCGTTACAATGAAGTCGCCGCCTTCGGTTAATATGTCTGCGCCGCCTTCGGTAATAATAAAATCAGAACCAATTGGTGGCGTGATAGATCCAAACTCTGTCCCCTGGACAAAAGGCGATACCAGCAAAGGATTGTCTTCAAATCTAACCCCCATGCCTAATGGTGTATTAAATATCGCCATGCTTGCCTCTAGTTTTGATACGGAGCTATCACCTGAAATTCAATTGATATTTCCGGGCTATCCGCATCATTAGTAATTAAGCTAATAGTCTGTCCAGCCGAAACCGCACGTGCCGATGGATTTAAGCTTGACGCCGTAGAACTAAATGCTCCAGTAGGCACAAGAGCCGTTGTGTAAAACTTACCCATATATTAGACCCAGGACTATAGCTAAATATAGCAATCCAATTGGGATAATTATCAGGCACAGTAACGCTTTGCGCTACGCCAGCGGCCATAATCCCCGACTGGATATCATATGTTGGCATAATCCCAAAGCCATTATAGCCATTAATGTCTCTTGTCATATTAAATTTGGTTGACATTTATTTCTCCTAATAAGTCCCCAGTCTCGCATCAACTGTATATTGAAAATATATGAGACCTTGTATGCCGCTTGCTCCAGATATGGCCCCTGAGGTAATTAAATTTGTTGCGCTTGCGGGAAAATATAAAACACCTTTCTCACTTAATCCTGTAGCCGTCCAATTTCCTGCTAATGAAACGGACCCTAAATTAGATGGCACGCCACCACTATAAATTACTCCTTGCATTATCCCTGCTGTTGTAGAGGCAGGCGAATAAAGAGTAATTGTTGGCGTTGAAGTGCTTTTAACTGAATTCCAAGTGATGGGAAATGCGGCGGCACGCAAGTGCCTTGCAATAACACCAGAATCATAGTTATCTAATACTTGCGGGAATGTTAATGCACCATTGTAGTTGGTTGCAACTCCTGGGATATCTCTTAGGGAATAACTTTTTTCATAATAATATTCCAAGGCATCTACAGTTTGCTCTATTGAGAGTGGCGGAGGCTGTGTTGCAATATCTCCAGCACATAATGTTGCATATTGCATTTTCATAGTATTTGCGGAAGTAATCTCATTAAAACTAATTACAATCGCAATAAATGTCGCAGTTGTGCCACCATCAATGGGAGTTGAGCCAGAAGAATCAAGACCATCCCATCCGGAAAATTGAAATTCTGTCATTGTTGGCGTTAATTGGAAAACTGCATTGCCTAAACCACTTCGCTGAACTTTATTCCATGTGCCGTTCCCAGTTGTTGGCACTCCAAGTGTAAGCGCACTAACAAGGGAATTATTGGTTCCCGCAGCAACATTTGGTAATGTTACATCAGTAGTCCAGTAAATATTTACATAACCCGTTAAAGTGCTTGCTGCCAATGATAGTCCGGCTTTAAGTTTTACTGCCATGCGCCCTTTAAGTAATTCCCGAGCAGTCGCTTGATCTAAATACTGGACTAATGCAAATTGTGTTGTGCCTCCAGTGGAGACTGTAAGTCCTGCCGAAGTACTAAACGAATATGCCAATACATTTGAAGCAGCTTCAAAAGCGATGGTTTGATCGGCAATATAACGGGACTTATTGGCGCCTAAGGCTGTGGCAGATACAGTTGGGCCTAACTCCTGACATGGGTTGAATGGAAAATCCCAACCTATTGTATAGCTTGGAATTGGTTTTGCTTCTAATTTTGATTGATAATAATATGCTAGCAAACTTTCTTGAATTGGCGTTGATTGTTCACTAAACGCAGGCACCTCGGTTTCATTATTGACACCGACAACTTGAAAGCTTGTAACAGCAATACTACTACCATCAGGAATTGCCAATTGAATATCAACATAACCAGAACCTCCGGCTGTGCTTACGGGTTCTGGAATAATTGCAGTTCCAGTTATTTCGCCAAAAGCACCATTAGCAGTCGTTTCGCCATTTGCTAATACAACTGAAGTTCCTGATGATGGAACATAAGTTAGAACTAAACTTGTAATATTACCGGTTAATGACTTTGCCAAAAAATAAGATGCAACAGCCGGTGCATTAACAAGCAATCTTGGGCTATTAACAATGCGCTGATACAACGTAGCTGACGTGCCGGATGCCAATGTGATGTCTAATGCATAAGGCGGATCAGAAAACTCATCCGAACTAATAGATTCCTGCTTTAATGTTACAAGACCAGACCCAGACCCCGTAGTCGCAGCCAAAAACCATCCAGGCGCTACTTCGACAGTAGTTGTGCCGGAATTGGTATAAGAAAATGCTCCGGTAGATGGATCTGGGGTAAATAATACAACTGGAAACTGTGGATCTGTAATTTGATTAATCGTTAATGGGGTCACTTCAGTAAATACTGAACCCGCAAAATCATTAGCAGGCCAACCCGTTATAGAGAACTGGAAAATACCCCCAGACGAATAAACCGTAATAAAATAAGACTCAAATGCTCCAGGAGCACCTTGAACTCCAGGCGCAATACTCCAAGGATAAGCAAAAGGAATAAAATTATTGCCATTATTATCTACGAAAGAACCAATGGAACTTAAAGTTACTTGAGAACCAATATTAGTATAAATATAGCTGCCATCTGGCTGATTGCTTTGTTCATAGATGTCTTTGCGGACTGTGAAGGAAGGGTCTGAATAATATGTAACTATACCACCTGCTAATGCTGCCCCAGTATCCTTATCAAAAAGGCACTGCTGTAATGGCTGCATTGCAAAATATAATGGACTGGGTGTCGCCATGTATTAATCCGTAATCTTAAGGCATATCCCGATATGATACGCCTATTGATTACGGTTGCAATACGGTTATTTAATGAGGGAGTTTGACTCAAATAAGTCCAAACGAATGCAAAGTTACTGGAAGAGCGATTCCAATTATTACAGTACCCAATAACCATTTCATGAGGCTAATGATCGTGTTACTACTTTTCTCGAGCATTCGCAATCTTAGTTCATGATCTATATAAAAGTCTGAATATGGATTAACCATAATTAGCATCTCAATCAATAATTACAATTTTGTTGATTTTGATTATAAGCCTCAGCAAATTGTTGCTCAGCAGCTTGATAATTCATATCATGCGATTGATCATAACTAGGATGTGGTCCATTGGCAAAAACATTCATAGATGCCACCAAACTTAAAATCATTATTGCCTTCTTCATTTACATACCCACTTTATTTAAAGTAGTCATATTAAATTATGGTACTATTTAATGCAAGCATTATTTGTTGTTGACAACAAATAAGCACAATGTTAGCATTTGAGCATATTAATAAGTGGGATGATTAAAATGGGTAATGATTTCTATAGTTTGCTGATTATGGTTGGTGTTTATTTCATTTTGCAATGGTATGCTAAAGATTGGTGGCGAAGTGTCAAAGAAGAAATTTCGCTTCGGAAGATGGCAAAATGTCTTAGAAATATGGATATTCATGAAGCAGAACTGCTACTAGAAGAATATCCACCCGAAGAATATCTTACGCCATATCAAAATAGAAGACTATTTAAACTCCTTTAGCTAAAGATGCTAACTTATAAGCCAACGCACCTCCTGCAGCAGGAATGGCGCCAGGTGCAATTGCCTTACCTATTTCTTTAAGTGTAGATCCAGTTTTTTGCCTACGTTCTATGCCACTCATAATCTCGCGCATATCTTCAGGCAACTTGCCTTGCTTGCTCAGATTTTGCAAATATCTCACATATTCTTTTCCAGTCATGGATTTAGAAGCTTCTTGCAATTTCTTAAGCAACGGCCCACTCTTAGCATATTCTTTCATTCCGGTAGAATATTCACTTAGCAATTGAGGGTCTTTAGTTAAATGTTGCTGCATTGATCCAAGCATGCGCTTGCGTAAATCGCGAGCGGTTGCACGCACAGATTCATCAACATTAGCACGTTCGATTTGCCCCAAACCGCTCTGAGCTTTCTGGGCATTCTTAAATGTGGGATTGTTTTTGAATCTGGTCAAGTCATTAATTTGCCTTGACCAATTACTTTCGTGACCAGCCAATGCTTCTTTAAGTTTATCAGCGTAACCACTAATCTTTGCAGGGACTTTTAAGTCACCAAGCTTGTTAGCTTCAGCTTCTACGCGCTCAAATGGCGCGACACGTTTCTGAAATAATTTCTCTGTATTCTTTATCGCTTCCTTAGCAATTCCTTTTCCAGATACTTTGCCAAGAACCTTCCCAAGCGCACCAGGAACAGCTGCTAATGCTAAATTTTCTAAAGCACCTTGAATACGCTTTCCAGGAGCCGCCTCATAAGCCCCTTGGCCTAACGCCAATGCGCCACCTGCTGCACGAACCAATGGATGTGGCGCCTGCAATAAACCTGCCGCAGCAATATCTCCAGCATAGGGTGCGTATTTCTTTGCTTCTTGAATGAATCTCGATGCCTCATTTGGGCCTTGCATAGATTGAGGACCAGCTTCTCTTGATATCTCATCAAAAGCATCAGCGTCGTTCACAGGAGCGTATTGATCTCCAACCTGACGAAACATCGCATTTTTATAACCGGCTTGCTGTGGAGCGGCTTCTTGCTGAGTGGGCAAAGACTCCTCTAAGGTTTTGGCCGCCTTATCTTTTGCGTCTTCAAAACTCAAGCCTTCTTTCCGATATTGAGTTATCAAATGTCGCTGCATTTGATCTCCCATCATATCTTTAACAAATTTATTCATCTGAGCTTTGAAAGCAACAGGATTGTCATTAATACTCGGTAGAGCAGAACTTAACAATCTTCGTTCATAATCAGAAACAGCACCCTGGCCTTTAAATAAACTACCCTGTTTAGCGCGTAAGGCATTTAAAGTATTCTCAAACTCTGCTAAGTCACCAATTTGTTTATCGGATAAAGAAAAATTAGCGCCGTAAGGAATATTATGCTTCCATCCTAAGGCTGGATCGAATTCGCCAGAATTAAGTTTCTGAACGTGAGACATCAAATCTTTTAATACTTTTCTATCCCGAGGATTCTCAGCAACGAAAGATGCTTCTTCTTTGCCTTTTGCACTACCAAGTTCTTTGGCTGCAGCTTTTTGTGTCTCACTTGCACCCTGACCAATGGCCACTTTGCCTTGGCGAGTATAAGCATATTTAATACCTGTTTCTGGATCTACCTCAGTAGCAGGCTCCTTTAAGCCCAATATTGCAGCCATAGCACGCTCTTTCTGATAAGCCGCATTACCTTTATCAATATCTTCTGATATTTGATTTGGTATAACTGTATTCGCGCCAACAGGAGTCTGCTGATATAAAGCGTCTATATAACGCGGAGAACGTTGACCACCAAAAACAGCATTCGTCGCGCGAGTAGGCATTCCATTGGCATCTGCTTCATCTAAGAGTTGCTGACCAACAGGCCCAGGACGAGATTTTCTTCTTCCAGGAAAAGTGTCATAAGCGCTTGGCGATTTAGCAATCCCAGGGCCTTCAGCACTAACATTCGCTTGACTATTATCGCCAATCCCACCCATCCATTGCTGGAGTAGTTTGGCCTTTTGCTCAGCAAGCTTATCACCTTGAGCATAATGACCCGCTTGGGCCTGTATTAATTCACGCCGAGCAGGTAGATTGGCTGCTTCGCCAGCCATCCTAGCACCTTGACCACGAAGAAAATCCAACATTGCAGACTGGTAATCAGGGCTAGCCTTGAACGCATCATACTTGGCTTTTAAAGCTTTATTAAGTAAATCGGCAGATGTTAAAGCTGGTAATGAACCTGCCTGATACCCACGAGTCAAAGAACCCACATAATCAGGAACGCCAACATCTTGAGCAGTTAACTTCATATTAGGCATCATAGGCGAATAAACCATATCTATCTCCCAAAGAACTTGCTAAGAAATCCACTGCCAGGAACCATTGAAGCCCCAAATCCGCCCAACATTCCAAGTGCACTTAACCAATTGTTAGTGCGAGCTTGATTATATTGATTACGCCCTTGTTGTCCCATGAAATTATATTGCCCCTGTTGATTCAGAGCATTTCCAACTGTATCAGCCATCCCTTGGTTAGCTTGGAATCCCATTTGGTTAAGACCCTGCTCACCTTGCAAACCTAAGCCGTATAAACCCATTTGATTTTGCAAATAATTATTGAAGTCTTGGTCAGCCAAACCATGTGCTGTTTCTTGAGCATTATATTGATGCATCGGTGTTCCGAGCATTCCACCAGCAGCACATGGTTTGGCTGACCAAG